CACAGGCGCACAGTGAGTTCTTGTAGTTGATGATTAAATTCTGCTGACATGTTATTCCTCGTTATACGGTGCCGACTTCCACAACACCTTGTTGTGCTTCAAAATAAGCGTATTCCCCAAACGGGGGGACAATCTTGGTATGCCTACCCTCGGTGATAATCCAAAGTGTATCAGCGTAGTTGCTAGGACCCCATTCACCCCCAGGATAGCCGTCTGTGAAAATCACAGCTTTTTTGGGCTCAATGTCGTTTTCACGCCAATAGTTCCAAAATGCCATGAAATCTGTTCCTCCGCCGCCCTTGCACTCATAGGACAAGAGATCATCAACAGTATCAGGAGTAAACACTTGGAAATTGTAAACCTGTGTATCAAAACACAGAACACTGATACGGAAATCAGCATAACTGTTGGCAATACCCCAAACTTCACTGAGAAACTCTTGTGCCATTTTGTCACTGATACTGCCACTCATGTCGATAGCCACTGTTACATCAACAGTTTCATCTTTCTTGAGAGAGGGTAGAAATACCCCGCTATACATGTGCCGGCGATTGGGACGTTGGAAAGTGAAATCGTCAGTTAGACAGCTTTGAATATTTTGCGCTAGAAGTTCACGCCAGTTAATCACAGGCTCAGTTAGTTCGTTCACCAAACGAGCAATGCTTGCAGGCAGTTTGCCAGCTGCTTGAGCGCTTTGTGCTGCGGTGATCACTCGCCCACGCATTTCTTCTCGAATCTTGCGCAGGTCTTCTGCACTGATTTCCACGCCGGGACCTGATGTGCCTGGCTGGTCTTTTCCCTGTCCGTTTTTGGCATCATCACCAAGCTCAAGATGCACATCCAGAGTTAGCTTTTTTTCCACTTTGCGCTTTTGTAGATCTTCATAGATCTTTTCGCTATACCAACCATCATAACGAGCATCATAAAGCCCCACACGCTGATGGGTTTCACCACGAGCTTTGGCAGCAGGATCCTCTACTGGCTTGGTGGGCATTGTGCCAATTTTTTCCTTCATGAGCATGGCATTGATAACATAATCGTTTGCCATGTTCCAATATCCTGGATCACGATGATTGCGGCGACCAAGATGATCAAATGCCACATGCAGAATCTCATGACACAGAACGAAAATTACTTCGTTGGGATTTAGATTTTGAAAAAAGTTACGATTGTAGTAGATGTTGCGCCCATCAGTTGCTGCTGTGGGACACCAACCACTGTCAGTGCTGTCCAGCAGTTTCATGCCCATGGTTAGATTGCCAAAAAACGGATGTTCAAAAAACAGTTTGATTTTGGCTTTGGTAATTTTCTTCTCTGTGTCGTCCATGACATCCTCACGATTTCAAGCTAAATGATAAAACATAACTGACATTTGTCAATAGGTAAAAAAGGGCGCACCCTGCGCCCTTTTTTTGTCAGTTGCGGCTGGGCATTAGTTCCAGGAATCGATCAGTAAACTCTGCCCAAGTTTTCAACATCATGCCATGCACTTGGATTCCATTGTCGTTATTCAGCAGTGTTTTGCCGCCAAACACACACATTTCCGGAGGAAGGTTGTCCATCATGAAGCGGAAAAAAGTGTCAACATCATTTGTATGCCAAGTTTTCAGTGCATCTTTTCCACCATTTGCTACTGCTGCACGAGCCCGAGCGTTGCTGGCAAACAGCTCGTAACACAGTGCAATCACCAGGGCGTGCATGACATCTGGGCTGATGTTCTTGAGCGACTTGACTTTACCATCGAGAATGTCTCGCGCATTGGGAAGTGTGCTTGCACTGCGTCGATAGCTGAGAAACTTGGTGCCAGCAGCATCACCCACAGTTCCACGCACTAGATCACTCAGTGTTTCACCATCCAGTTGTGCATCACGACCGTCGGGCTCTTGCAGTAGATCGCTTACAAAGTACCAAGTACGCGGTGTAGCAAACGCATAGCTGTCGTTGCTGGGGTTGAAGTTCATGAGATCTTGAGGCTGAAAACTAAGATATCCCACAACATCACGATGGATCTTGTTACGGATGGCCCAGTCCTTCCAGTCATCAATGTTGGGTTCCAGTGTTACGTGGCTGAAACGATTGGCCAGCGGAGTAGGCATGTTGTAGGCAACACCTTTGTCACGCACACGATTGCCAGCTGCCACCATTACCACGTTGTCGGGAAGCTGATAGCTGCCAATACGACGGTTGAGAATGATCTGATATGTTGCAGCCTGCACGCTGGGCGGGGCAGCAGAGATTTCATCAAAAAATACCAGAGCATTGCTCAGCTTGTCGGTGGGTAGATCGCTGGGAGGGCTCCAGCGGAACTCACGATCTGTTACTGGCACACCCAGTTCATCGCGCAGCAGTTCGCCTTGCTCGTTGTAAACTTTGACTTCTGCTAGATAGGGGATACCACGCATGTCTGTGGGCTCAAGCAGTGGTAGCCGAATATCAATAAGTGGACGACCAAGTTCACGAGCAACATACGCCACAATGTCGCTTTTGCCAATACCTGGTGGACCCCATACCATTAATGGACGACGACGTGAAATGCAATGACGGATTGCATGTTGCAGTCGGTTGGGGGTAATGGAAATAGTTTCAATCATTTGATTGTTACGTGTAGCTGCTCGAGCCATTGTAGTATCTCTGTCCTTGCTTGTTGATAATATACTCTGTATAGCATGAAGATTTAGGCACGTCAACTGGTTTTTCGGAAATCCAACCATTTATGGATATCATAATCCATCAGTTGCCATTCCATGTTGATACGAGGATCAAAAACATCAACACTTGTAAGCTGACTCCGCGCCCATGTGAGATAAAAAGGTTGGCTGGGGAAACATTTTACAAGGCGTAGCACGTTATTGGTTGATAAATCATGAGGAAACTGTAGCTTCCAACTTGCAAATTTTCTCTCCATCCACACTGTTCCGCCGGCCGTTAGTTGCCATTTTTCTTCACGTGTATTAGCAAACAGGAAATTCTGAGCTTGACGATGATCCAATGGAAAATGTGCAACTTCGCCAAGTGACTTTTCAGTCATTAACCACTGAACAAAATCCAATTTTGATTCCCAGTGCAGGGGGAGATTAGGCAAGTTGTTGGTCATCGGGCCACAACATGTTGCACAAATTTAAGACCTGTTGATCGTTCATGGCTTGAACTTTCTGACCCATGGTTTTATAGATTTTCCAAACCAAATCGCTACCCCGGATGTTTTCCCATTGTGGATTAAGTTCTGCTAAAAGTTCATGTCGATTTTGTTGCAGATAAGCTTGTTGATAAACTTTTGCACCGGATATCACCCAAATTAGGAATATTCCCAAATCCTGGTAGGGCAATGCCACTCCTGCAAAACAAGCAACATTATCTCGTGGCACGCATATTACATAATCGCATAGCAAGCTTTGCATGCGAGCTTGGTCAAGCTGCGTAGTCATAATTCCATCCAGATGTGCGTGTTGCTAGACTTTTGTTCAAGATATCTTGCCATAACTCACGTGTGGGATTTAAACCATAAATGCAATACTTTAAAATACGGGCAATTTTTATTTCACCCTGATATTGCTCGTTTACCATGATGGTGTTGTTTTCCCAACTGGCAATAGCTGCCTTGCTGGCTACCATCCAAATTCCATTTGTGGCAAACTGACAGTTGTAAAAATCAAAACTATCCAGCAGCTCAGTAAGAGATTCCTGACACCGTTTAATTATTTGCAAGCTGTAAAACTCATTGGGAGTTTTCCTACAGTTGCGAAATGTAGTAGCATTGTTGGAGGTATAAACATCAGGAGATTTCAAAAAATCTATTTGGGGATCGTCTAGGTAAAAATGTTTTTTTGATGACAAATACCGATTTTGCACATATGCCTTGATCTCCTGTTGCTGTTCAAGGGTTTTACAAAACACATCTATGTCTTGCTTGTAGCCATCACTAGCTGTGCTCATGAGACGTGATTCCTGGGAGAACCACAAGCATCGGGCAGCGCCGCCCGCTACCCAACTGCCGCGATCTAAATGCAAGAATCCCGGCAGCATGTCAGAAATCAAGCTGTTATCACATTTGCGATAAACAAGGTTCAAAACTTACCTCCATTCCAATCCATTTTGGGATTTTTCAATGCATCAGTCAGCTGACTTTGCAGCAGAATGGTATCGTTCTGCAACTTGACTGTTTCCGCTAGAACCTCACTGATGCTGTCGTGTAGGCGTTGTGCTTGATTTACACTGAGTCGGATTTCACGACTGTTGCTATCACGAGCGGCTTTATAGCTGTTTTGGAAATCTCGAATAGGTTGAATGTCCATGTGCTACTCTCGGTTTTTGGTGTTTATGGCTGTTTGCATTTCCAGCTTGCTGGAAAAAGGTCCAATGTGTTGGTAATCAGCAAGTGTTTGTATCTTGGGGCACCAACTGCCTGTCCAACCTGCTGCAAACAAAAAAGCCCAATATCCTGCTGCATATTGCACAGCACTGGTAGTGGATTTAGTATATGTAACGACAGGTTCTGTAACTGTGTTGAACACTGGCCAGTGCTTGACCGGCAAGCCTTGAACTTGCTGTTGAGTTTGATCTGGCTCCACAATTTCTTCTACTTCTGCAACCAAGAGTTCCACACCCAAGTGAGTTTCCAGTTGTTGCTGATCGGGAAACTGTTGTGAACCCTGCAGGGTGACCCATAGTAGATGATCAGCCGTTTGCACGACCAGGGCCCGCCGTGTGTCACCCTGCCATGCCAGCCAACTGTTGTCAGTTAGGGGATGTAATACCAGCTTGTTTTTCATATCACTAACTTAGCGTATCACGCAGCATGTGTCAACGCCAGCGCATTTGAAACATCATGCAATCTTGAGGGAACTCAAAGTAAATGTTCGGACTGCCTGGCTCCCACCAATACTGACCTTGTGTTTGCGTTTCACACCAGTCGCGTATTTGGGGAGCCAGATTATACCGCACCAAGCGCTCGCTGTCAGGCAAAGCGCAGTTGTGGGGCCACGGTGGCGTGAGATTCCAGGGCTTGCTCATTAGTTCCAAGTCAAAGAAAAAAACATGGCATTTTCTCGAGTTTTAAAATAAACCACATTGATCGCCGCTACAAAATACTCGCTGGTGGAAAAATACTCAGCTAACCATTGCTTCCATTTTTCATGTAACTCCCAGCTCGCTGATTCATCAACTTCCACACGCCAGGCATATAGACCAAGACTTGGAGAAACCTGAACCAACATAGAAGCTATTCACTACATGCAAGGTCTTTAATCAAGTTTCCTGTATATAGGCTGCTAAAGCACGGGGCATATTCCTGATGATACTTTTCCACCCTGACTAGCCCATGTGTGTTGCAAAACCTCATGAGCTTGATGCCCACTTGTGTTCGCGGCTGTTGAATAATGCTTGTGCGAATAGTTTCGTCCCATTTTTCCTTGAGATCCTGTGGCTGAGCATCTAGATCAATCAGCAGTCGATTGCGCTCGTAATCATCGCGAACTCGATGTTCTTGATCGTTGTGATCAACCCATTTACTCAACATGAGATTGTTCCATGTGTAACCACGATTGTGTCTATCACCATAAGCTTCCAGGAGCTTCTTTTTGCGGACGCCGGGATATGCACTCATGACATTGTCACCATCATCACCCCGCATGCATTTTTCAAAAAGCAGCCATTCGGGATCAGGCACTGCCAGTTCTTCACCACGATTGTTTTTGGCAATTTTGCCATCACGATCATAAATGCCAGTATGGGTATAAAGCAGTCCAGCAATACCGTTGTAAATCCAACAGTGTTCTGCCACCAGCTGCTGAAAGTCACCATCACTGCTGATGATAATATGCATGTCATGGGGATGCAGATGCACCCAACGAGCAATCATGTCATCAGCTTCAGCATGTGGATGCCTTAGCAGTGTGACATTTGTGTGCTCGCGAAGCCATGTTGTAAACTCTTCCATGACTTGGAAGAACGCAGTGTCCTCGGCTTGCTCTACAGGAGATTTGGCTGCTGCTGCTACCTTGCGATTGGCCTTATATACTGGATAGATATCTTTGCGCCAGGAGCGACCTTCTAGACAAAAGATCAAATGACTGGCATCAAACTGTTGCCAAACTTTTTTAATGCTGTTGAAAACAATATGCAGTGCGAGATTAAACTGGGTATCGGCGTCTGGGGCACGAGTGCCATGCCTTACACGTAAAAACAAATTTTGCGTGTCGATTAGCACATATGTTTGTTTTGTCACCGTCATACTCCTGAATATAGATGTGTTATAGCACATACATTTTTATTGTCAAGTGGTTTCCAAAATAGGCCGGGCATGGATATGCCTATGAGTCCCCACGGAGCAAAACCCATGAGCGCATGGTTGCCAACCGGCTTCATGTAGCATGAAATCCAGTTCAATGTTATCAATCAACTTATGAAACGGATGCATCCATGTATCAAGTATTTGATCAGGGGTTTTTTCATACAAACTCATCCACATCCCCACTGCGGTGTCTTGGGGAAAGCTTTTAAGATAACCAAGCACATCATGATGTGAATCAAAACAATGTTTAGTATAGTCAATAATTGGTTCTATACTTTGTCTCAACCAGCTTTCAGCGTTGTAAACTGAAATCATTAGCGTACAATCATTGCTTGCAACTGAACGTAGCTTGACTAACACTTTTTCAGGATTTGGTACGTGATGTAAAACATTTGTACACATTATTACATCGTATTTTTCCATTAAACTAGCTGACAAAATATCATCACATATCCAAACAGCTGGTTGCGTCACCAAAGTTTTGGCTATTTCTAAACTGGCTGCTGATATATCAACAAATGTATAGTTTTCCGCTAAATTTTCTTTCATTAAGCCTGCCGGTTGAAGTGTGCCACAGCCTACACTTAGGGCATTCTTATATTTAGGCTGTGAACACGCTTGTATATTTTCCAGCTCGCGCAACCACTTGTCTGTTACTTGTGGAAAAGGCCATTTGTTGTAAAAGTCACTTACTTGTTTGGTAATAGTGTGCATGCACAATACTATTGCAGCCTTGAATGCTAATCAAGCACCATTGGAAACAAAGTCCGGTCCTAAACCTAATGATTCACTCGCAACTGCTGTGCATACATCATTCAGCCACCGATTGAGTATTTCATCTTCCGAGCCACTATACCCATTGTCTTGCAAATACTTTATAAAATGTTCGTTGTAGTCAAGCTCAAAATAAGTGCGTGATGCGTTTTCTGGCACCCAACTGATTACCGGCATGCTCACCCAAGGTTGCCCTAGAGCATCGGCTTTTTTTCTTTCAAAAAGCGGACTGGTGATTTTGCCATGTTCAAGATCAATATCCAACTTTTTGATAGTCAGTTCACTGCCTTGTAACTCAAGTTCAGCACAGGCAATGTCATAATCATACTTGCTGATTTCTTGATGCTTGAGCTGTAAATCCAGCCGCCCACGCTTCATTAACTCGGGATTATCTCTTAGGCGAATTTCCAACAGCTTTTTTTCCAAGGCGGTGCCTTGAAGTTCATATTCTGCTTGAGCAATCTCACGTGTCATTCCACGCAAGCCCCAATGCCCTGGCATCCAGCCAAATGGTATTAAAGGTTTGTTCATTTTTGATCCTTATGTATCTCAGGCCAATGAAGAAAAGAGATGGATTTGCAAATTCAAAATCAAGCCATGTGTGGCACAGTAACGGCCAGCATACTCGTGATTGGTTTGATTGGCCTTCATGTTCAGCAAGCCTTCCTGCCAAAAACTAATGACCTCATCAACAGTGCTGCGCTCTTCAATGGAGATTTGATTCTTCTCAGCCCGCAGTTGTTTGGATTTTTGAGGCAGCTCGTTGTAGATGTTCATGGGACTCACAAACACCGGCTTGCCAGTTCGCGCACGCCATGCCAGTGCCCAATCTGGCACACTGTTGTAGGGACTGTCTGCATCAGCACTCATCACAAACTTCAAACAATCAGCTCGTGCTAGCATTTCAGCTCGAGGTTCAAGATACTTAACAGCTTGTCCATTCTTCTCACTGCACTTGGGACTCACAACCAGTGTTGTTTCAGTGGGAATGTTTTGAACAACAGTACCATTGCTTTCAATCTGCGTCTTGGCAAACTGCCGGTTCATAGCTTCCAGGAAAGGTACAATGTTCTTTTGCAGCATGGGTTCGCCACCAGTAAGCACTAGCACCATTTCACGCTTTTTGATAGGATCGCTACCTGGACCACCATAAACAGTGTCAGCCCACAGTGGCACATCACCACGGAAATAGTCCGAGATGGTTTTGTTGATCTTGGTGTCTAGATCAGATACAGTCATCCAATCGCCATCATCAAAGAAGGTATCGCAAAACGAACAAGAAAGATTGCATTTAGCTAGGCGAACAAACAGTGCTGGCTCACCGCGATACGGGCCTTCTCCTTGCAGTGTCACACCAAATACGCTAGTAACAAATATTTTGTCTACAGCATCCTTGAAATATTTCTCTCCAATAATTTCATTTTTTCCGAACATCATCATCTCCATGGACTGTTAAGTAAGTTTGTATTAAAGTATGGAGTTTGTCAACGTCAATGACGTTGTAATGAGTATGATCCAAAATATCCCATTCATAAATGTGTATATTTTTGATTTTATTCTTTTTGATATTCAATGCTTTGAAGTAATACTTTTTATTTCCTAAGCTAATATGCGTTGCTGTATCAAAATCAGATTTTAATATCTGTGTTCTAGCCCCTGTTATTTTGTTAATAACATTTATCTTACCAGTGCATGGCCCTTGATACCTGCTTTCTTTAGCAAGATTACGATTGATTTGAACATATTTTTGAGTTATTGTATCAAATACAGTTGTAAGATTTTTTGTTTGCCCTACATACCGTAATCCGTCAAACACATTTTTATCAATCAGCACATTTATTTTTTCCAAAGTATCATATGCAAGAACTTTGCCTTTTGTATTGGTGATATACCGACTTGGATTGTTATTATATTCTACTAAATCAACTTGTTTTGATATTTGATCTTTTTGATCAAATACAACTACTTTACCAATCATTTTTGGTTTAGATATTCCTAATTGAGTTAACCTCCTCTTTTGGTTAGAAGCAGTGGATTGCACAAACCCTCCAATTCCATCGCCACCATCTGTAAGGTTTCTTAAGATTCCTGTCTTTTTATCTATTCGTCCATACCAGGAAATATATCGTCTTTCAAATGCAACTGCACCGACCTCCGATAGGTTAGACGCCATAATGATTATATGCTGAGGATCTTTTGGACACAAATCTTGTCCGTTTTGCCGCAAATGGGGTCTCCACGCTCTACCTCCTTTGCCTTTGCCAATATAATATGGACTTCCTACATGACCATTTTTAGTAGTTTTATTGCGAATATAAGCGTACACATAATATCCTGACGGATATTGATTGTAAATAACCATGCTGAATGCTCCCATAAGCGTTTAGAGTGGTCGGAGAGACTTCCACATCTCGCGGACCACGCTTATTTATGAGATCTAAAAACTAATCTTGTTTTCTGCATCTTTGAAATATTTTTCGCCGACAATAGAATTACGTCCAAACATAGTGCCTCACTGTTGTTGTTAATACTAGTATATTATAAAAGTCACATTTAATCACAAGTCTATTTGCCAGACATTTCTTGCAGCATGACTTTTTGCCTTCGTGATTGTATTTCTGTTTTTAACTTAGCACAAAAAAGTTCATGATCAAGCTGTTGTGACATTTGCAAACATTTTTCCATGCCCAGCAGGTAACTGCGTTGCAGTGCTGCTGGGCCAACTACTTGACTATCAATCTGATGTTGAATCATGTTTACAAATCTGCGAGCAGATTGATTGGCACTGCCTTGCCATGACACCGAACCTGTGTTATCTATCTTTAATATCGGCTGCCCTTGAGCATCGTTTATCTCTAAAATATTTTTAGGGGCAGAATAGCAAATATTATATGTGTATTTCCAGTTTTGAACACAGTTAACAGTAGATAGCAAGGTGTTGTTTAAAGTAACGGCAGTATTACTGCCGTTAGTTGTCAGGGTTGTTGTGCTCATGAACTTTTTTCACAATAACTTGAGTGTCGGTTATTTCCCACTGAATCTCATCACCAGGATTCCAACCCAGTTCTTGCATCATTTCCAAACTGAAAACCAAGGCAAGATTGCCGTCTTGGTCAATAACTTGAGCTTGATAAGTTTTCATTATTCCCAACCTTCAAAAAAGATCTTCGTTATCGTTTCGATGGCCCACTCTCATGGCCATATTAGCATCAGTCTCACGAACTTGAACCATACTGCACCAAACTCTTTTTGCTTCTTCTACACCATAGTTAGGCAGAAATACACCATTTACATACTTGTAAAGGAAATCAGCTATTCCTTCACAACCAGTGCGCCCAACTTCAGTTATTTTTGCAAGACCAAGTTCGCCTAGTTTTTTAATTTCTGCATATTGAGGATCATCTGTAGCCAAAAGTAGCGTATGATCGAACCATTCCTCCAGTAAAGCTTTTAATGGACGTAGCCCGCCGAAATCCATGCACCAGTTTCGTGCATCTAACGTATCGCATTCAAATTCAAAATGGAAACTCAGTGAGTACCCATGGAGGAGCTTGCAGTGACTATCAGCCCGCCATTGTCGATATGCTACTGGACCAATTTGCCTGTAAGTTTTAGTTGATATAAATTTTGCCATCTCTTGTCCCTTTTATTGTGAGCGAGTTTGATGACTGCGCAGAATGTTTAGAGTGGGTTGAATACAGTCATAGTCCACTTGTGGTATTTACAAGTTTTTCACTTGGCCTTTAGGGCATCTTACTGACCACATTAAAAAATTCTTGTTTGAGATGAGGATCTTCTCTAAAACATCCTCTCATAATACTTGTTGTCATTGCCGATTCATGTTCCTTGACTCCTCGCATGGTCATGCAATGATGTTCAGCTTGAACCATGACTGCGATACCATCAGCTTGAGTTTCCTGTTCAATCAAGTCAGCTATTTGCACAGTTAGTTCTTCTTGGATAGTGGGCCTGCTAGCCAGCCAGTCAACTAGACGATTGAACTTACTGAGACCAATGACGTTTTTACCAGGAAACACGCCAATATAACACTTGCCATGAATGTTTTGGAAATGATGGGCGCATGTGCTGCGAATAGTAATAGGGCCAGTTACATAAAGCTGATCATAACTTGTGACATTGGGAAATGCAGTTACACGGGGCTTTTCTTGATAACGTCCGGCAAATACTTCCAAACAAAACATTTTGGCAACACGACGTGCAGTTTCCTGTGTGTTGTGATCATTTTCAGTGTCAATAACCAAACTATCTAGAACTTGCTGGAAACTATCAGTTACTTCATTTACAAGTTCATCAATGTCACCAGCGTTGAGAAACTCACTGATGTTGTCGTTGCAACGAAAGTCTTTTCCCTGTTCTTTTAGCCGTTGTTTGATTTCCTGACTTTTACGCATGTGAGCTTGTGATCCTTGTGTGATATAGATGTATTTGTAATAGCATTCAGCTGGTAAATCAATAGCCTTTGAAAATACCCGGAGGTTTATTCTGTCCGGCAATATCAATAGTGCCCATGCCAATATCAGCTGTTGTGGTTATCCAGTTTCCCGACAAGCCCAGGGCAGAGATTTTGTTTTTGATTTCCCGTTGTGTGTTAAACACGCAGGTCATGATGTCTTCTCCGGTGCTGATATAGTTTTCAATAACCGTTTGCATCTGACCACGATTGTCTTGCACTGCTCTCAGCTGGTGTCGCAAACTTTCTATGTCTTGATGGATTTTTTCTTCTTGTTGCACCAAATCACGATATTCCTGAAAATACTTTTCTGCTCGGGTGATTTTATCTTGAGTGTCCATTAAATTTCCTTGAGGTCCAAATGTATTTTGTTGTCGGCATCCATGCCGGTTATCTTGCCCAGCATTTTGGCATGTTTGTTGATTAGCTCCATGGGACGTTCTGTTGTGAGAATTTCTTCACAAAGTCCATGTGCAAATTCCAAGAGATCGGCAGTGACCAAGTGTGTGGCTTGATCCAAGGGCAAGTCTTGATCATGACATGCTGATATAATAGCATCCAAATGCATCTCGACATTGTGATGCATGCCCAATACATAACTCATGCCATCCAAGCTGCTGGGCCATTTTACTTGATACTTTTCATGCTCTGGCCATTCACGTTCAACATCGTCATGCCAAAGGCCGCGATTTTGATTGTCAAGATATTCTCGATAAGCTGCACTATACCAGTGCTTTTCACCGTTACGGCCTTCCCAGCTTGACAGGT